TTTTTTTTTTAAAAAGAAAGGGGGAGGAATAATAAAATAAACCCGTGGTTCTTATTTGTGAGGTTCGAAGTAATAAGGGTGTAATAATAATAAAATACGTTCTTTACTTTTCTTTGGAGATTTTTACTCAAGTGGCTTGTTACATAATAAGTCACTTGTTTGTATGAAATTGGAAGCTACCGTTTGATATAAATCAAACTACTTTTCCCGTCAATTGGGATTCTCTTTTCATATTCATGTGTGTCATAATGATATTCCTTATTACTTCTAAGTAGATGTTATATCAACAAAAAGTTACTTCCATTTCTTTTTTCTCTTCTTTTCATCAGTATGGTCAATAAACCATTGATGGGAGTCAAAATCACCTTTTATTCTACCCCATTTACCTTTTTCGTCTAACTTATAACTATTAACTTGGTCATTATTCAAAACTTCAATAATCCATTTCAAATCTTCTATTACATTAGACTCTGTTAATGATATTAAAGTTTCTACTCTTCTATCCAAATTCCTTGTTAATAAATCAGCACTACTTATATAGTACTCTGGATGTTTACCGTTCTTAAAGTAATATATTCTACTGTGCTCTAAGAATCTTCCTACTATAGAAGTAACTTCTAAATTCTTTCTAGGAATAATACTGCAAGCTCCTCGACATATTATTTTTACTTTAACACCAGCATCAGCTGCTTCATAAAGTTTATTCACCATTCTCACATCAGATAATGAATTTACTTTAATAAATATTTCAGCTTTACTATTCTTCTTAGCTAGAGATATTTCTCTATCAATACATTTCTCTAATTGCTTCCTTAAATTTACAGGAGCATAGAAAACTTTATTCAAACTCTCATCTGGTTTATTATTACCAGTAAGAATACTGAATATCATTAATAAGTCTCTACCTATCTTTTGCTTAGAAGTAAAGTAAGATAAATCCGTATATAATTTACCAGTCTTCTCATTATAATTTCCAGTAGCTACATGAGAATATATCTTAAGTTTATTTCCTTCTCTTCTTACTACTATACACATTTTACAATGAGTTTTAAGATACTCTTCTCCTAGTACAACTTTAACTCCATTTCTCTGGAGTTTCTCAATAACTTTTATGTTATTATCTTCATCAAACCTAGCTTTTATCTCCACCAGTACTACTACTGACTTACCGTTTCTTGCAGCATCACATAGTGCATTTACTATAGGAGAATTAATACTAGATACTCTATAAAGAGTTTGTCTAATTACTTCTACATTAGGGTCCATTGCAGAATGTTGAATGAATTTAACTACTGTATCATAGCTATCATATGGGTGATGTAATAAAATATCCTCATTATTAATAGCATCAAATATATTATAGTAGTTCTCATAATTCTCATACTTAAATGGTTCAAATCCCTTATAGTTATTTTTACTATCAAGAATTCTATCTTTAGATAATACCTTATAATCTATAATAGATTTCTTATTATAAATATGACCATTAGGAATTTTAAATATAGAAGATAATAATGTCTCCATTTCATCATCAGTATTTTCTCTTAACTCTAAGAATAAAGCTTTAGAAGTATTTCTCATATTAAGAGTATCAATCATTCTATCTACTATAAATCTACTTTCATCATGTGATAATATTACTGAAGCATCTTTAATTATTTTAAATACTCCAGTAGATACTATTTCTTGATTAATAAATAAAGTATCTTTCATAAAGTATGTGATAATATCCTCTAATAAAAAGATATTATCACAAATCTGGTATATCCTTCCTATATTATTTAATAATGGGATTATTACTAATCTATCATTACCATTTCTTTTTACTATAGCGGATACACACACTGTACCTGAAAGTATATTATAATTCCCATCACTAATATCAATAGGTGTTATTAATGGGAAAATCATTTCATCATATACTTCTTTTAACTTATCTTTCTCTTTCTTAGAAAGTTTATCTGGAGTCGTTAGATTAATATTATGCTTATTCTTTAACTCCTTGATTAATAATTGGAATGTAGAGTTCTGATAACTAAAGAACTTCTTTATTCCTTTTAATAAATCTTTATAAGGTTCTTCATCTTTATTATTATAAGCATTAGAAAATCTAACACCTATAAATTCATCTAAGTTACTTTCAGTAATACCTAAGAAATTCATTCTTTCATTAAAAGGTATATTACTTTTAAGAGCACAACTTAGTACTCTTTGGTTAAAATCGAGCCAAGAGATATCCCTTGGCACGAATTTTCCATGTAACTTAGTTTTCTTAGTTTCTATCATATTATAATTATCAATGTCTAATTTCATATAGTTATACAACCTCTTTCCTGATTATGTTAAACACTAGATTTTCTAAATCTTCTTTATAATGACAACTATATTTACAACTATCGTCTGCATTACTTATTACTTCACATTCTTCACTATTAATATATTGCATTAGTGTAGGTGTCTGGAAATCTCCCATATTACCATAAGTATTAACTTCTACATTAAGTTCTTTTCTAGTAAGCTGATTGATTTCTTTAAAAGACTCTATGGTATTTTCATACCTAGTTATATTATCAACTTCTTGAATCTTTAAGAAACCATTTGCTAATATTGTACTAGCTTCAAACAACTTAAATCTATCACTATTATTAAAAGATAATGATTTGAAATAAGTTAATAAAGATAACTTTATTAACTTATTCTCTTTATCCTTATTAAATATACTATAAGTAGTAATAAACTCTTTCTCAGAAGTTTCTTTATTAAGAATAGTAGATACTTTAGTTAAGCACATACATCTTTGAATTTCATTTATTCTATTTATTATAGTATAATCACCTACATCAATTTCTTCTACATTAAAATACTTTATACCATATACTATATTCTTTGAACCAACACCAGTTAAATAACTGGCTATTTCACCATATAATGGTAACATCTTTACATTTAATACTTCTTGGTCTAAATCACAGAAGTATCTTTCATCATATGTAGTTACATTCTCTTCACATTCTGTATCTGGGATTTCTTCTTCTACAGTAAAAGCCCAGATCAACCATGATTTAATTTTACTTAAAGTTTCCTTAATCCACTTCATTGTCATCATCCCCTTTGTTACTATTATATAATTCAATTAATTCACCATTCAGATTTTTATAAACTTTATCTGAACTTGATGTATAAATCAAATCAGTTGTAAGTCTATTAGTTGTATCTAATCCGTTATCTACTATATCTATCTGGAAATCACATCCAAGCAATTCCATCCAACAACAGAAATATACAACAGACATCTTTGTCTTATTCTCTAATGCAGCTTTCATATTAGGTAATACATACTTCTGGTCTGTCTTACCTTTTAATCTATTTATATCTATACCTTTAGTAATGATAGTATTCTTAACTATCTTTTTCAAGAAGTCATCACTCTCATTAATTATTGGCACATAGAAAGATGCAGCCGCATTCATATCCTGAATTTCTTTCTCATCATACAATACTTCATTAGGTTTAGTCTTTTCTATGATATTTACTAATGAGATATCTATCATATTATCTACACTAAATTTCTCTCTGATTTCATCATCTGGTATTGAATAAACTATATTATTTCCTTCATACCAGAAATATGGATACTCATCACAGTTCTTTGGTTTTCCCATACTGCAGAAAATCCAAATAGATCCATCATCGTCAAGATATCCTTTACCATCTTCATAATCTGCTTTTATACCAGTTATATAACCTACTACAGATACTGCTCTCGCATTACCACTTACATATTGTGGAAAATTGATTTTGTTTTCTTTCTTGCTCATTTTTAACCTCACTTTATTTATTTTATTTATATCTCAGGTAATGTATTATTATACCTAAGATTACTACTAGTTGATTCAACAGAATCTATTTTTACTTTAGATAAATTCTGTTGAGCTTGAGTATTATTTTTTATACTTTGATTATTAGTTTTACCAGAAATATTAATATATGTATTAAACAATTCTGTTGATAAAGTACAAAAGTTAATTCTCTCTAATTCATATATGAAATAAGATAATTCTTCTGTAGTCATAAATGAATATATACTAACGTCATTCCTTAATATAATAACAATACCCTCATAAACCATATTGTCTGTTGGTTTGATTACTAATGGTTTAAATTCCATCATATCATTATATACAGTAGTATGAACTACTTTATATTCCTCAGACTTATCAATATTCAATTTTAAATTCTGTTCGTTATCATAATAGAATAATCCATTATCTGAACACATATTTTTTAGTAGTTTCTTTAATTTATATATTAATAAAAATACATCCTTTCTAGACACAGCTATAGTTTTTAGTGCCTTATTAGTTTCTTTCTTGTAATCATACTTATTCCTAAAATCAAATTCTAAATAAGGATTGAGAGTAAGTCTAATATATTCATTACCTAGCCAAACAGAAGTTGTCATAATATCCGGTGTATTAGGTTCATCAATCTTAGTATTTAATCTCATACTTACCTTTAAAGAAGTTCCTATAGAAAAAAGTAATGAAGATATTACAACCTTCATATCAGCTTCCTTTCCATAAAAATAATATGTGAATACAAAAAAATAATATATAAGATAATAGTTTAATTGATTATTGGTTTAAAGGCTAGAGCCTGGCGCCAGGATGTAGAGATTAGTCACAAATACCAATCTCTACATCCCACCAATCATCTTCATCACCACCAGCTAAATATATCAAATGAGTAATCATTTCTTAAATACCTCCTTTAATATATTTACAAGTACTATAGCCAGCATACAAGCAGCAATATCGCATACTGACCATAATATAAGCAATCTGTCTGGGAATGTCGGGTCGGTCTCAGACCTACCAGCAATGCCTACCAGAATAATTGCTGATACTAGCAAGATAAATGATTTGAGTTTAGTTGTGAAACTCAAATCAGAATTCTTCTGAGGTCTTTCTTTTACTACCTCAATAACAGGTGCCTCAGATTTCCTGTTATTGTAGTTATACTGTGGCATATAGGTAAGCTTACCATCGCCACTCTTCTTAAATTGGTTATTCATACTATTAACCTCCAAAAAATTATTTATTGCCCAATACCCAAAAGTCACGAGCGATATCAGGCAATATTAATATGAATAAACCGTCCCCTTTCGGAGTGATTTACACAAAAATAATATATACCTAGATATCGCCAGTTTACGGATACTTAAAAAGTAAATCTATATCCGTTCTTTATTGTTTGATTATCACCTTTTTCAATATAGCCATCTTCATACAGTTTATCAATTGCTTTATTGACTTCTTTCTTACTTAGACATAATAAATCAGCTAATGCTTCTTTATCTATCTTCTTAAAATTCAATGGGTCTTGATGGTCTTTATTTAATTTCTTTGGAACTGTATACCCATCAAGTTGAGTAAGTAATGCTAGGAAGACTCTAAAGTCTTTCTTATTGTAATCCACATTAGTAGCCATATCTAGCAACCTTTCTCTAGATACTGATACTGTTTGAATCTGCTGATAAGTATTCCTATTGTTTGCCATGATAACTTCCTTTCAAATAAATTATTTTGTTACTAATAGATATTATATAACAACGATTACACTTTCAATTGCTCTTGATAATGCTGTATATATTAATTTCTTTCTATCATCTGGGTCTCTCATAAAATCTTCATGCATATACATTACTTTTCCATATTGACTACCTTGTGATGAATGACAAGTAATAGCATAAGCATATTCCATCTTATCATAAAAGAAACCAAAGTTATTATCTACAGTTTCCTGTCCAGGTACAGCATACATATGCTTGTAGTCAAATTCTATGTTCCTGAATACACTTTTCGTGAAATCAGGTCTGAAATCCATCTTCATAGTTTTCTTATTGTAAGAATCTCTGTAGATATAATCAACAAAACCAGCTGTTCCATTAGTTAAATATATTCCACCTTTTAAACACTGATTCCAGTTGTTCTTTCTACAAATAACTTTTTCTCCTATATGAGGATATTCAAGTTTCTTAATTCCTTTAATATATTCCCTACAGTAATTATTGATATTATATCTTAATCTATTAGTACCAGTAATAATCATATCTGTATTTTTAAAATGAAAATCAGTTATCTCTGATTTCTTTATAATAGAAGAATTTCCATATACTCCATATTTTAATTCTTTTCCATCTAATACTTGTCTGCATAACCAGATAATAGGATTACCCTCTGCTTGTCTCATAATCTGAGTTAATCTTACGTCTGGATTTTGTAAGAAGAATGGTTTTCCAAATACTGGGGGTAATTGGTCTAAATCTCCTAATATAATAAGTGGTATATTAAAAGACATTAAATCAGTTCCAATTTGTTCATCAACCATGGAACCCTCGTCTAACACTATTAATTTTATTTTCTTACTAATATGGTCTTTTAACTCAAAGAAATGCTTTAGTTTAGGTTTACCATTCTCTTTGATTATCATATGACCGTTTTCATCTCTATCTATAACTTCTTTATATTCATATATTGCTGAATGTATCGTTTTAGCTGGTAATCCATTTCTTTGTAATATAGAAGCAGCTTTACCCATATATGCTACGAATAATACATTCTCTAATTTTAATCCAAGTCTTTCTATAAAATATCTAACAAGAGTAGTTTTACCAGTACCAGGACCACCAGTTATTTGAAATAACTGATTATCTCTAGAATGCCACCAATGCTCTAATTCATATATAGCATAGACTTGTTCTGTATTTAACTCAATGCCCATAGTTACCTCTATTCATTATAGTTATTAAATAGATAGTGTTTATGAAAATTAATAAAAAAGTGGATTATTTGCGATAGTCTATCAATAAACCACAGTCGGTTATCTGCTGGACATATTCCGTCAATACATCAACCCAGCTTCCTATAGAACTATCATATACATCTAATTGATATTCAATTAATGCAATACTTTTCATCGATTCTATCATTTTAATTACCTTTTTAATAGAAGACTTCATACAATAACCCCAACCTTTAGGTTCTTCTATCACGTAATACTTCTCAATAATATTATTTAAAATTTTACTAGCATCATAAATTGCTCTATCATTAAGATTATATAGTGCTTCGTATAATCGCTGAACTCCTAATGTAATACGTAGTAATTTCTCATCAGTACATAATGCTGATAAACCATCTAACCTACAAACTTCATTATATAACTTGATAGTATCTAACATAAAAAAACTCCTTCTCCCCGTTAAGCCTGATAGGACATCTATTAACTTATTAAATACAAGGTGTTTATGAAAATTAATAAAAAAAAAGAAAGGCTTATCGCCAGTAAGCCCTTCTTTTTGATAGGTAATCTTTTATCGGATGTTTACCTATCATAACACCCTCTTCCTCGAACTTGTCGAGGATTTGACACCAGTCTAATACTGGCACATTTCCTCTTAGTCGAGGTTTCTCACCTAACATGAATGATAGTATCTGATGATGACGTGGATTATTATTAAATACATATTCAACTAATATGTGGTTGATTCCAACTTCAACTACATATCTACCATTTGTTGTAGTTCCATGGAAGTTATCCAAATCATTATAACTGCTAACTAACATTTTTGTTCTTGCCATAAATATCTCCTCTCCACCGTTACTGGTCGTGGTCACCATTAAACTATTTTATTATTACAGAGAAATAGTATATTATCGTTTTTTTTTTGATATGCGTATTTTTATACCCTCTAAAAACAAACCCATAATCAGAAAGAATATAGAAAGGATTTATTATATGATTTCAAGTATTGAATTAAATTATGATTTATCCGAAGAAGTAAACTTGGTTAATTTTGAACAAGTTGTAGTACAACCTAATGTGGAGTTGTTTGTACATATACCATCATTAATGCCTAATATTAAAGGTGGTAGTAAATCCACGTCTCCTTGTAATAGTACAGGTTCTGGTGTTTTTAAAAATGCAAATAATAAACCATCTACAACTAGTAATACTTTACAAGAACAAAACTTCATGACTGCTAAATATTCATCAGATACTACAAGTGATACTATTAATACAGTAACTACAGCAGTTACTAGTTATCTTAAAGAAAGTATTGATAGTGAAGTACAAAGTATCTCTCAAAAGCAGTTTAAATATACTATTAATGCTAATTCTAAATTAAGAGGTAAATTTCTTAATGGTAAAATTAGTAAATTAAACTATTTCCCAACAACAGGAAGTGATACTGTTAAAGAAATAGTGTAGAGGAGGAATACTAAATGGCTTATATTCCATCAACAGTAGATGAACAGTATGAATATGGTAAAAGTCTAGAGATATCATATAGGGCATTACATCATGATGCTTATTTACATGATAAGCAAAGTAATAGAACTATAAGAATTCCATTTATGTCTATACTTAGTAAATATAGAGATTTCTTAGATGAAATTATAGTAGAACAAGAATTAACTCTTGATGAACAAAGAGTATATAGATGGAATCCAAAGAAGATGTCAGAAGATTTCTATGGAACAACAGAATTCTGGTTTATGTTATTAGTACTTAATAACTATAAATCAGTAATAGAATTCCAACCAAAGAATTATGTGAAAATGTATGATACTGATAAGTTTAAAAGATATCTTAATGAGATAATGATTCTAGAAGATAAGCTTGGATTAATAACTTATTAAAAAAAAATAAGTAGATGGAATTATACCCATCTACTTATTTAATATTATGATATCTCTGTATTAACATTATTCAATAACATACGATATATCAAGAAATTAATATCACGTGGTCCAACTTCAGTTTCGCTGGACCATTCTTCAAATGATATTTCTTTAGCAGTTTTATCATAATTTAATTCATAATAAAATCCTTGTTTACATTCAGTATGTATTAATGCAGAAGCACCCTGTTCTGTAACAGAACATCGTAGTGTAGTAATCTGATTAGGTTCAACAGTTATACCTTTCTTCTTTAATTCATTTATTACCACATCTATAAATATGAGATTAAACTTATCAATTTCTTTCATTATATATTTCCTTTAATATTTTTACTCTGTTAAAAAAATAAGTAGGTGGTTTTTTATTCACCTACTTATTAATACTGCTTATGACTCTTCTATACGATACCAAGCACATTTATCCTTGCATGTAGTAACAACAATAGCCTCGTCTGTTGCATTCCTTACCGGAATAGCCCACAAACCATAAGCCTTCTTTTCAACACCGCTAAACATACCTGCTACTACTGGAGAATCAGTAATCACTTTCCTCATCTTGCACCTCTTTCTTATCATTACTAAAAATATTTATATTACCTGATTTATCGAAATAAACCAGATTATATTTCCCGTTACTACAGAGTCCCATCATCATTGATGGAAACCACTCTACACCATCTACTATTACAGACTGCATTGGTACACTCTCATAGTAATATACACATCTAGTGTATTTTACAGTACCATTCTCTAATAATAGCTTTGGTTCTTCTGAAATATTAATCTTCTCAGTATCTTTTAATATGATTGGTATAATACTCTCATTCCCGTCAGATACTCTTCTGTAAATCATATACTTCAACTCGTTGCACATGACAAATCTTCCAACAGCAACCCATTCGTCACCATTTTTGTCAACTATACTATTTTTAGCGAATCTATTAAATAATTCTATCTCGCTACAAATATTAACAATTCTGCTACCCTCATACATTAATTCAAACATTTTAAAATCTCCTTTCCTATTGAATTAATTTATTATTACACAAAAATATTATATAGATATAATTTAAAACAGAAGTTTAATTTTATTATTATGAAAGGTATTAATCATGAAAAGAATATTTGTTGCTTTAACGGCTAGTAGTGATGATGACATAATTGATAAAATAAAAGAAACTCATTCTGATGAAGATATAGAAATATACATATCAGAATCTAACATAGATATTGATGCTGACCCGAATAAGTATGGAGATATATTGGATATGATAAGCAAAAGCGATATTGCTTATTTTTCTAAATTACATAATGAATCAATTTTAAATCAGATAGAGTATCAATATTGTAAAGATTTAGGAATTAAAATAGAAATAATATAAAAAAAGAAGATAAGGATTATTTGTCCTTATCTTCTCATATTTTTTAGTCAATTCTCTTGTACTTTCCTGCTTTGATACAGTCGTAGAGAGAACTATCAAAAGCATTTGATAACTCTTTTAGAGCGTCATCTGATGGAATAGGACCCTTTATATGGTATCCATAGTCCCACAATATGTTGGTTCCGTTCCAGGTAAGTCGCATGAATTTATACTCCATTGGTTCGTACCAATTCTCTTCATATAGATAATATCCTTCAACATCATCTAAGACGAACCGTTTCTCCTCACCAATGATTTCTTCATATCGGAACTCTTCTGTTGTTTTTATTTCTAACATAAAAATCTCGCTTTCTCCACCATTAAGAGTCGTAGTCACTCATTAAACTTATTTATTATTACTAGAAAAATAATATATACATATATGAAGAAAACACGAAAATGGATATGTGTTATTATATCCATTTTCTATGTTCCTGTACTATAAGTAGTACATTGGTGTAAATTCAAGATGATAAACATCATCCCACTTATCTAATAAATCTCTTCTCATATTATCTGCATCAGACCAATCATCTAATTTAAGATTTATATTTCCCAATGAAGTATTTATCTCTGTATATTGCTTTAATGTAGGATATATATTTTCTTTAACATCTAACATTGCAAGTTTTAAGAATTCTTCTCTCACAGTTTCTGGTATTGATGCCAAACTTTTATCATGCTCAAATCCTAAATCCCATTGTAAATTACTACTACTCCAAGCATTATATACATATACAGTTCTTGGTGGTTCAAATTTAAAACTCATTTTAGGTATCATTGTATTCATTAGACTAGCTCCTGCATTAGCAAGCATTAATTGTCTGAATACACCACCTTGTAATAAAGGTACTCCAACACCATAATTTCCTATTCCAGATAAGTTACTTTGATTATAAGAGACATTGAATACATATATCAATTTCCTTGTTTGGAAATCTGGTAATAATACTTTCTGATATTCTGTAGTTTTCTCTAATAACTCTAAATCTTTTATGCTCAGATGTAATGTATCTTTATCTGGAAAATATAATGAAAATACTGGTAGAGTAATTTCTTGTATTATAGTCTGAATGGTTTCATCCATATTAGGAAAAGGAGTTGCTAAATTTATTAATCCCAGTTTTAATTTAATTCTGGTTACTATACTAGATAGATTCATAAATTAATTTCCTTTCTTCTTATTATATTAAATTAAATGTGATTTATATACTATTTATAAGTAACCAAATAATTTATTGCAATAAGAAAGGGTTTAACAAAATGAAAAGAAAGAAGAAAAATGATTTAAAGGCAACTTTATTATCAGGGTTTGGAAGAATTGCAGGTGATATCATCGATGGGTTATCATCTCAGGAAGTAATGTGTGGTACTTATGCTGATGGTACACCAAGAAGTTTTATTGATGCTTTAAGAGGTGATTATATTTCTCCTGAGAAGAAAAAGAAAATCTTAAAGAAGAAAGCTAAAAAGAAAAAGGATAAGAAAAAGAAGGATAAGTTTGAGAAGACTTTCAAAAAGATTCAGAAAGAGAAAAAGAAACTTATGAAAGCTAATAAACATCTTTTCGGTTAAAGAAATTAGAAATAGGTAGAAAATAAATCTACCTATTTCTTTTTTTTTATTTACATAGCTCTTTCGAACTGTTGCCACTGACTACCACTATATACTCTATACCATCTTTCGATTGGTACTAATGGTCTACCAGATGAATCAGCAACTTTTATCCACTCTTGCCAAGCAGTTCTTGGTGTACTAGGGCTACCTGGAGCTCCTTCTACACTATATCTATCCATAGTAACTGGATAATAGTGAACTAACCACTCTGCATCTGCATTGGAATCAGGACAGTTTGATTTAAATTGTGGATATGATAATGTGTCTATTGCAAATGTAGTAGGAGCAAGATATAACATATCAAATACATCAAACTTATTCTCTTCACCTATTACATATCCTGGAATATACTTTTTATAATTATCATATATTTTTTGACTAGACCATGTTAAAGTAACACTGAGCCTATTATCATCTACTTCTGTCATTGGTGGTAAAGTACCTGAACCTACTTCACCTTCGCCTATATAAACAAGGTTTTCACCGTCACCAAAAGCTAATGCTTTTAACTTATTTACCAAATCTTGTAGTGTCTGTACATCTGCTGGGATATTAGCATTTTGCTCTCTTGATATAGCAACATCTCTACCTTCATTCTTTAAATAAAGGACATCAACATCACCATTCTTTTTTACAACACCTAATTCGGCATGGTTTTTTGTAACAGCCATTTTTTATAAGTTCCTTTCTGTAAAAGAAGAGAACTTCATGATTTCTAAAGGAATGGATTCTTCTGAATTTAATGAATGTTTGACTGACACAAGCGAGAGTTCCATTATTTTCTGTCAAAAAAATTTAGGGTACTTCATCTCATATGACAATTTATTTTCGACTTGGATAAGCGCTGACAGTGACTTTACGGTAGATAATCTTCATGTTGCTCTCAGCGCGTTTGAAAGATATTACTCAAAAAAATATAACAAAATT